TTACGATATTCAATTAGAAGACCTGCGTGAGTATTCAACTACGTTCAACTTTGATGAGGTGACTGAACATACTTTTGCACACAAAGTATGGCCTGATAAGCATCCTATTGCAGGTCAGCCTGTTGTATTACGTGACTATCAAATCACTATTATCAACGAGTTCTTAAAGAATCCTCAATCAATTCAAGAGATTGCTACAGGTGCAGGTAAGACACTAATCACTGCTGCATTGTCAGCTAGTGTTGAGAAGTACGGGCGCTCTATTGTTATCGTACCTAACAAGAGTCTAGTTGTTCAAACCGAAGCAGATTATATCAACTTAGGTCTTGATGTGGGCGTTTACTTTGGTGACAGAAAAGACTACGGTAAGACACATACAATTTGTACTTGGCAAAGTCTCGGTAACATGTTGAAGAATACAAAGACAGGTGACGCAGATGTGTCAATCATTGACTTTATTGAAGGTGTTGTTTGTGTCATGGTTGACGAAGTACACATGGCTAAAGCAGAAGTCTTGAAAGAGTTGTTGACTGGTGTAATGAGTAATATCCCAATCAGATTCGGCTTGACTGGTACTATTCCTAAAGCAATCTTTGAAGCACAAGCATTATATGTGTCATTGGGCAACGTCATCAATAAACTCTCGGCAAGTACCTTGCAAGAGATGGGTGTTCTTGCACAGTGTCACGTTAACATCATGCAGTTACAGGACAAGAGTGAGCACGGTAACTATCAAACAGAATTGAAGTTCTTACTAGAAGATGACAAACGTTTGGTAAAAATTTGCACAATGCTTGATAAAATTAAAGACACCGGCAACACGTTGATCCTAGTAGATAGGGTTGCAGCAGGTAGAGAGATTCAAACTAGACTTAGTGAAGCGTTTACTAAAGCTAGATTAGATTATGAAGTTAGTTTTGTGTCAGGTGGCACAGACATGACAGAGAGGAAAGAGCAGTATGATGAAGTTGCGACAGCTACTAACAAGGTTATTGTTGCGACTTACGGTGTCGCGGCTGTTGGAATTAATATTCCTCGTATCTTTAATTTGGTTCTTGTTGAGCCTGGCAAATCGTTTGTGCGCGTTATTCAATCGATAGGTCGTGGAATTCGTAAAGCAGAAGATAAAGACTTTGTGCAAATATGGGATATCACAAGTTCATGCAAGTTCGCAAAACGACATTTGACACAGCGCAAGGCTTTCTATAAAGAGGCTAACTACCCTTTTACTGTAGAGAAAATTGATTATAAGTGATATAATATATTATGCGCATACTTACACTAGAAAATTCCTATTACAATCTTGAGACATTACCCGAAGAGGTAGATGATTTGAGATTCGCTATTTTGGATAATAGCAACCCGCAAAATGTAGACTATCACTACATACCATTAATCTTTTTAGAATCGTTTAACTCACCTGCACTAGTATTACGCATCGGCGACAGACAAGTTAAGATGCCAGTAGACTGGCAAATCTTAATCGGTGAACCAGAGATAGGTGACTTAGAAACTCTTCCATTGACTAGTATCAATGACAGAGGCTTCAAGGCATTTGAATTCAATCCATTAAGTGCATTCAGGCCCAGCTTTCAAGATATTGAGATTGTTGATATCTATCACGATGTAACTTGGTATGCTCCTCGATTAAAGAATGGTCAGTTCTTGTGTGTACCAATCGATGATGGTCCCAAACCAAGATGCATTTACTTTGTAAAAGAGATTAGTCGTAACTGTGAAATCGTAGATTATAATCAGGTGTTCTAATGGCAACAAAGAAACCAGCAGTCCCCAAAGACGAGAAGTTTGAGAAGCAAGACTTTGATTTATTCGAGGCTCTTGCTGCCCTAGATAGGAAAGACTATCATTACTTAGACAAACTCACAGAAGAACAACAAAAGAAGTTCGTGCCCTACATGATGACTCACTGGATGAGCGCAGTTAAAGACAACGGTGGCGTACAAGGTTACTATGTGTTGAGCACTGAGTATTCAGCTAACAAACACATGTTCAATGAACATGTTCAGAAGCATCCTAAACTACAATGGATGATGTTGTGTGCAAGTAGCCCGGGACTGGGTAAGAAATTTCATCAATGGATCCCTCACTTGTCAAGTAAAGTAGCAACATTAAAAGAAACGCCCAAGTTAAAAGATGTTAAAGATTACTATACTAAGATTTATCCTAAAGCAGACAGTGAATCACTTGACCTCATTAGCGAAGCCTTTATTGAAGAACACAAGAAAAAAGTATATCTTGCGAAAAGATTCCCTGATTTAAAGTTGTCAGACATTGACGTATTAGCACAAACAGTAACCGATGATGACATTAGAGCATATGAAAGAGAACTCGGTAACGAGTAAACACTCATGTGAATTCTGCAAGAAAGAATTTGCACGTGAACGCACCTTATTAAGTCACTTGTGTGAGAAGAAGCAAAGATGGCTTAGTAAGGATCACCCTAGCAATAGAATAGGCTTTCAGTGCTGGGTTCGTTTCTATGAAAAGCACAGCATGAGTAAGACGAAGAATAGAACCTTCGAAGAATTCATCAGCAGCCCATACTACATTGCATTCGCAAAGTTCGGCACATACTGTGTCGATGCAAAAGTCATAAACATTCCTCGCTATGTTGATTGGTTGTTGACCAACCAAATTAAACTAGATGTTTGGAACAAGGACACTAACTACAACAAGTACCTCTGTGAATACTTACGGGTAGAAGATGCGTTTGATGCAATTTACCGAAGTGTTGAGTATTGTACTACCTTAGCAGAGTTGTCCGAAATTCAACCCAACGATGTGCTTCGGTACAGTAACCCAAATCGTGTGTGTCACGGCATATGTTCGGGTAAAATAAGTCCATGGATGTTGTATTGTAGCGACAGTGGTATCCGTTTTCTAGAGACTTTAAATCCAGGACAAGTTACAATGATTACTGATTACATAAATCCAGAACAATGGGCATTGAAGTTTCACCGTGACGAAAATCTTAAACAACAAATCAGAGACACTCTCCGAGCTGCAGGATATTAAATTACTAGACGTAATTGATGACCCTACGGGTTCTCTTGCGTTTTACAACTTCTACGATTGCGTTGAAGAAGGTACTGACATGATGGATCATCTTCATAGCTTTGGAGACAAGTTAGCAGAGTACGGTGCTGTTAATTTATACAATAGCAATTATATTGAATTCAAGTCTGAGGCTCAAAAGGCTTGGTTCATTCTTCGTTGGAGCTAACATGACACAATTATATGATCCTAACACAGCAGCAAGCGTAACAGCCACGGCACAGAAGATTCTCATGCCCATGATTAAACAGCTTACACCTCAACTGTTGGCGCAGAGTATCTTGGGTGTACAACCTATGACAGGCGATATTGGAAGTATCTTTACCATGCGGGCCAACTATACACCACAATTAAAATACAAGTTTAGCCGTGCTCACTGGTATGAGGCAGTGTTTGACATTAACAAGTATACAGACGTTGTACAGTGGTGTACTGAACATTTTGGACCGCATCCTCGTAATCCAGATGCTTGGTCTCGCTGGAATCACAAATTTGAAGATAGAATTTATTTCCGCGATAGTAAAGATTACGAATGGTTTATGTTACGATGGAGTTAAAAATGAATTTGAATCACTTAACTGATAATGAACTTATCGACCACATCATTCGCTATGATGAGGACCCTGTGCGAGTTAGACTTGCCACACACATGCAACGAGTTACTGGTGCAATCATTGATGACTTGGAATATGCAGGCATGGACCCAACATACTGCGAATTTCGTAGCATTGTCACTGAGAATCAATATCACCCCGGAGCGTATGTTCGTCATCTCGAGGATGAGATTAAGTATCTATGGGAAAAAGCGGAACAAGATAGAAAAGAGATTAAGGAACTACGAGCACGAACTATCATGGATCTTATCGCTGAGTTGAAGCAAGAAATCACAACAGCCGAGTATCTTAAAGACCAAGCAATCAAAGACCGTCAATCTGCTGAAAGAAAAGCAGAAGACATGAAGCACAAACTTGACATGTGGACTATCTTAAAGAGGTAATATGATAAAGAAACAATATCATCGTTATCCATATTCAGGCGGAACTTGCTATTTCAACAACTTCATCAAAATGCATGACCCTGACGCTATCATTGAAAATGAGCTAAAGAAGTACAAGGCAACAATTGCAAAATCTAACCAGCCTAACATCAAAATGAATATCAAGTGGCATGACGAACAACTGTATATGATGTTTATATTGAGGTACTCATAATGGACAAGTTCTACGGCGGTGGAGGCAACCAAAACCCGTCATTCATCTACCAGTTTAAAGTAAATTCAGTCACCGATAAAATGTTTGCTTGGTGTGAAAACTATCCCGGTAAAGGTTCATTCAGTCGCTGGCACATCGAACATAGTTTCAGGCGCAAAGATAACTGTGATGTGATTCACTTTGAATTGCGTGATGCTTATCTAGCTTTCATGTATGCGTTTGCAGGCGAGATACTAGAAGATATGACAATGGGAAGTCATAAAGTATGAGTGAGTTTGAATTTGCACGAATAGCTTGGGACAATGAAAAGAAACAAGATAGTTGGGTCTTCTGGCGCAACATGCAAAAGATGAAAAACTTGTACCAAGCAGATTGTAGTATGGCTACCTATACTGTATATGACTTTTCTAAATGGCTTGAAGTAAACTTTGGAATCAAAATCTACTTTGACAAACACGGAAATGTTCTACAAGATTACTCAATCGTTGACGAAGCCAAGTACATGTTCTATCTATTGAAGCACACATGAACTTACGAATTAAAGCCCGTGTTAGAAAGTATCTTGCCGACCGCAAGTTGAAAAGTAGTGGCTATCGTTCTTGGCGTGTCTATCGTCATAACCGTGACAATGATGTTGTGCGCCATGCTGATAAAGTAAGTGACTTCTATCAAAATTACAAGTATGTATATATGTGTGAGGGCGGCACAGCACACTATGCTTACAGTGTAGTGCATGACTATGGTCCAGGTGGACTAATATTTGGTTATGAACTTATGCGTGACTGGTGCGAAGATAAATGTAGATTCAAGTACCGAGCAGACATTCATAGAGTAATGAAGCAAACTGGTCTAGGTATTAACGGTGAAGAATATCCTGAATGGTACTTTAACGATATAGGTGGGAGTGACCTTGTGTTCTTTGCTTTCATGGATGAGCAAGACTATATCATGTTTAGGCTGAGGTGGTGATGCAAGAACCTTATTTTATTAGAGGAAAGTTTATTGTTAATGTGGGTACTCCTTGGATACAGCCTTGGGCTCAATATTTTCAAAACTTCTATCTTCACTGTCAAGAAATAGCAATAGAGAATGACTGGGTGGTTGATACAGTAGCAAACACTGAGCTAAAGCCACTAGGTGGCAAACTAATCAAAACTAAAACACAAGGTTGGTACTTGCGTTGGGATGATGAAAAGAGTCACACATTTTTTGTATTGAGGTGGAGTTAATGGATTTAGAACTTGTAAAAAAGATTGTAGTTAGACAAGGGCAGAATGAATTTCTGAAAAATCCTATCGTGTTGCCACCCGAAGCAAAAGTTGTTACTGGTAGGATCAAATAGAATTGTCAGAATATCATAACGAAGTAGTTGGTTACAATGTCATTGATGAAAAGAAGTTTGCTTGGTTTGTATTGAAATGGTCATGACAGTTACAATACCATACACCCCATTATGGGCACCGGTTGATTGGGCTAAAGAACACTGCCCGAGTTATATTAGTAATGATATACACATGGATGGATACAACACTTTTGATAATTCTAAACTAGATTACTTTTTCAGTGACGAGAAAGATGCAATGTGGTTTAAGTTGAGGTGGAGTTAATGTTAGAAAAGATAAACAGAATGTTAAAGGCGTTCGGTGGCAAGGTTCAAGAACAAGCAACCGAAAAGTTTACCAAGCCAGGCGACCCATTCAGCCCATTTAAAGTTGAAAACGGAATGGTTGGGTTCAAGCCTTACCTAATTGTTGAGAATCAAAACGAAACTGTGTTATACTCACATAACTGCATAGCGATTGATGTTAGTCCTGTTGTTGAACAATGGGTGCTTACTCAACCCCCTCACATGTGGAAGTATGCAGAAGAAACAGACGGCTGTCATTATGCGATGGTAAGACTTTTGGTAAACGAAGAATTTTTAACTTGGATGACATTAAGATGGGCATGAAAATAATTACTGCTAACTGGCCACATTCAATGAAAGCCGGTGATAACGACTTGGATACTATTGCAACTGCATACGCAAAGATTATCCAAGAAGAAATTGACAATGAGATTCTTATAGACATGATGAAAATGAATGGTTGGTATGTAGTAACGTTAGCCAGGTTCATGAATATGCAGCATCCTATTGAGATTGAAGAATGGTGTAATTCCACAATAGGTGAAGATAAGAACAACTGGTCAAATTTCGGTACTACTTATTTGTTCAAGAAAAAAGAACATGCAGAGTGGTTTAGTTTGCGATGGCTTTAATTAGCAAGTACATTTACGAAGACTTTGATTCCGATGCAGCCGTTGAATGGGCCATCAAACACTGTCCAAGTTTCGAAAAGTACATGTTAGTTGAGTTAGATTTTGAAGAAAGATTAGAGCTAGGATGTTGGTTTAGGTTTGATGTATATTTTACAGATGACAAGGATGCAACGTTTTATTCGTTAAAGTGGACATGACAAGAAAACTTAAAAAAGAGATTTGGCCCTACAGTTCTTTCTTTAAGACTGTTAAGGATGAACACGGTTTTGAAGTTGATGATGAACAAGTACAGGAACGTGAGAAATGGTTGTGGGACAACCTACAAGAGAACATTCGTAGCAGAATATACGTAGTACACGAAGGCAAAGGTGTCACATACTATTTTCAGCGAGAAAAAGACTATCAATGGTTTATCTGGAGATGGATATAATGCAATTTAAAGTTGATGAAGGTCGGGTATACGGAGCACGGTATTACACAGTCGAACCAGTAGTTGACTTTCCGTTGTTTAATGTCCCGTGGTATGAAATGATTGGT